CGATACCTTAAACGTTGAAAACACGGAGTATAACCTAATGCAAAGCACGTTCCCTAACTACCTATTAACCGAAGGACAAAGAGAAGTGTTTAATGCTAACGGAAAGCAAACAATCAAAGTAAACACGGACTGGGTAGATGAAACCTTTAAGGAGAAAATTAAGCAGCTAATGTTAAGCGAAAAGATACTTGTAAACGAAACTGCTGCGAAGCTAAACACTAAGTCAATGGACTTAAAGAAATCCATAAACTCGAATCTAATCAATTACGAGATGGAGTTTGAATTTGCTTACGACGTTATTAACTCAGTAATGTAATGAGCAGAGAGGTACACTTATACGTCAGTACAACACGCTACCAAAATATAACTACATCGGTAGTCAATAACTTCTTTCAAAGCGTTACTAATGCTGGAGGAGTATGCGAAAGCGGTCAATGTATGATTGACTATCTTAACTCGTTAGGCGGTTTGTTTGACAACTATGAAAACTCGGAAAGATTAGAACTATTCAATGACGAAACAATAAACCTAACAAGTACAGTACAAAACGTTCAAGACATATCTAAAACCTTTACGGACTTTTCGCAGAGCTTTACAATTCCTGCCAGTGATCATAACAACCGAATCTTACAGCATTTTTATCAGTCAGATGTTAACGCTTTATTTGATTATAACCTTAGATTAGATTCCTTTATTGAGATTGACTTGACTTTCTTTAGGAGGGGTAAGTTGCAAGTAGAAAAGTCGAACCTAAAAGACGGAAGACCTGAAAGCTACACTGTAACATTCTACGGAGATGGCAGAACGCTCAAAGATTACTTTGGAGAGGATTTACTGTCGGATTTGGACTATACTGACTATAATCACGTTTATTCGGGTACAGAGGTTAAAAATAGACTCACGGATGGAACTAACCAATATGATGTAAAGTATCCGCTAATTAGCTCTAAACGCATTTGGCATTATCAATCAAACTACGTAAACGCTACGACTCCTAACTGGCTTGATATAACTTCTATATCCCAAAACGATATACACGCAAGTAGCGGAGCAATCCATTTTGAAGAGCTTTTTCCTGCCGTCAGAGTAAGTACAATCTTTGACTTAATTCAAGCTAAATACGGAGTAACATTTAACGGCACTTTCTTGCAAGATGATAGATTTACTAAGCTATTTTTATATTACAAAAACAAAACTGAATTTGACATTATAGGCAAGCAACATTTAGTTGACATTCAATCAGTTTCTGCTCCAACTGGACTCTACGACCTTTCTCCGTACATAGACACAACTGCTGACACAATTACATTCACAGAGTTAAACGGAGTGCTTACACATCAACTTGAGATTGAGATTCTTTCTTTGTCAACTGCTGCCACTATTTATGCTGATGTATTTCAAAACGGAAACTTATTAAATTCAGTTCAGATTAGTGCAACGGGTACTTATACTTTAGATATAGTCAATCAGACATCAGGCTTAAATGCAGTTTACCAAGTTTATCTTAGACCTGCTGCAGCAGTTAACGTAACACACTCCCTTAAATACTCCATTTTTTATTTAAGTGGTTTGTCTTTGGTTACGGAAACACAATCAACAACGGATGCTGCAACAAATATGATTCTTACTCAAAGTTTGGAATACAACGCACCTCAAATGAAAGTTTCAGATTTCTTTGCAGGAATCCTAAAGACTTTCAATATGGTTTGCGTAGGTTCAGGAGAGAATACATACGACATTGCACCCCTTGACGATTGGTACGGTCAAGGAGCAATTGTAGACATTACCGAAGACACGGACATTGCTTCTATTGATGTTGCTCGTATGCCACTTTACAAAAAGATAACTTTTAAGTATCAAGATTCAGACTGCTTCCTTAACAAGCAGTTTACTCAAGTCTACTCACGAGGTTACGGAGATATGACATATCAGTACCCTTACGATGGTGGAGAGTTTACAGTTGACTTACCTTTCGAAAACATTTTACAACAGAAATTTACTGGAACTAATTTACAAGTAGGATATGCTTTAAACAATGAGTTTGCACCATACACACCGAAACCTATATTGCTTTATCAATATGACAATTTAGACTGTCATTTTAAATATAGTGCGGGTTCAACTGTTACAATTACCAACTACACACCTTTTGGTCAAGACTTACGCTACAACAACACGGATTTAACAAGCAACTTTTCTCCTGAAACATCAACGCTATTAAATTACCCTATCCAACAAACACTATTTGCTCAGTATTACTTTTCGTACTTGTACAATCTTTACAACCTAAAGCAAAGGCTCATCAACGTCAAGACAATTCTACCAGTAGGAGTTCTAACAAACCTAAAACTAAACGATAGGCTAATCATCAGAGACAAGCGGTATATTATTAACGATATGAACACGAACCTAACAACAGGAGAAGTTCAGTTCTCGCTTTACTTGGATTTCAGACCAATTATTAACAAAGTACCGTTTATAAATATTCCTGCGGGTGGTGGATCAGCAGTTACTGCAATCAACATTCCAAACGGAGGTATTACTGCTTTGCTTACTCCTTCTGCTGCTGACATTACATTAAGTCAAACAACTTTAACGTCAAGTCAAAACGTAACTATAACTACAGGACCTTTGACAAGCGGTAACGTGTACTCAATAGATGTAAGGTTTGATTACGCTAACGGAACGCAGACTAATGATAACATTTTTATAGTAATAGAATGATACAACAAATAATTGCAATGCTCCAACTTGATAGTCACTACGGCATCAGCGAAGAGATAGACATTGCCAAAGGAAAATACAAGCTGCACACGTCTATGAAGAAGGCAATCAAACAAGGTAAAAGAGAACTTATAAATAAACGAAATGGCAGAGGTTAAAACTATAAAGATAAACGTAGATACTAAACAGGCGGTTAACGCAATGGATAACCTTGCAGAAGCCAATCACGATGTATCAGCAAGTTTTGCAGACGTATATGGAGAAATACAACCGCTTACTGCTCGTATGGGCGAAGCTGAGGATCGCTTGTATGAATTAGCTGCTGCTGGTAAAAGCACTACAAAGGAATACAAAGACTTATTAGAAACCGTTGGTAATTATCGCAAGGTACAAATCCAAACGGATATGGCGGTTGATGCTGCTGCAGGTAATTTTACAAATAAATTAGGCGGTGCGTTAGGTGGTGTTACCGCAGGATTTAGCTTGGCTCAGGGAGCAATGGGTGCTTTTGGTGTAGAATCTGAAGATTTAGAAAGGCAGCTTTTAAAGGTGCAGTCAGCAATGGCTATCGCTGATGGTGTTAAAGGATTTAGAGAAGCTATACCATCTATTAAAGCATTTGGAACGGCTTTAAAGGGTGCTATTGGAGCAAGCGGTATTGGTTTACTTGTTGTGGCATTAGGAACTGTTGCAGCGTACTGGGATGATATTAAAAGCGCAGTAGGTGGAGTAAGTGACGAGCAATCTAAACTCAACCAAAAGACGGATGCTAACGTCCTTGCACAACAAGCTAAATACGATTCTATTTCAGGTCAAGATAATATCTTAAAACTACAAGGAAAGTCAGAACAAGATATTTTAAGAATAAAACAATCTCAAATTAAAGCCGTAATTACTGCTACGGAAGCTCAATTAGTTAATCAAGAAGCGACTAAGAAAGCGCAGGTAGCAGCAGCAAAAAGAAACCAAAGTATTCTATCGGGTATTTTAACTTTCCTAACTGCCCCTTTGCAATTATTGTTGGGTACGGTTGATATGGTCGGAAAGGCTTTAGGCAAAGATTTTAATTTAAGAGAAGGTTTAAATAAAAGCATTACAAGTTTGGTTTTTGACCCTAAAGAAGTTGCAGAAGAAGCAGACAAAACAATAGAAGAAACCAAAAATAAATTAGCTACTTTAAAAAACGAAGCAGCAGGATTTCAAATTGCTTTACAAGAACAATCGGATAAGGCATCTAAAACGGAAAAAGACAAAACAAATTCTAATAATGATTTAATTGGTAAAGCAAATGCAGAAGCTAAAAAACTTGCCTTAGAACAACAACAACAACTGGATGCTAAATTAGAAGCGATAGCTGAACAAAACTATTTAAATACACTTTCAGACCAAGAAAAAGAACTTTTAGCAGTACAAGATAAATACTTTGAATTAGAAACTTTAGCTAAAGACAATGCTGACGCACTTGCAGATTTGGAAATAGCCAAACTAAATGAGCAAAACGAAATCAACTTAAAGTATCAAAATATAGCGTATGAACAAGACAAAGCAGCTAAAGCAAAACAAAAGGAATTAGATGACAAAGCTGCAAAGGATAAAGAAGATGCAGAAAAAGCATTAGTTGAAACTCTTGCTACAATTAGAGAGGCTGATTTAAATAATATATCAGCAGGTATTGGTTTAGTTAAAAACCTATTTGAAAAAAACAAGAAGGTACAAGCAGCAGCATTAATAGCAGAAAGTGCAGTTGCCATTGCAAGAACAATCATAAGCACAAAGGCAGCAAATCAAGCAGCAAGAGCGCAAGGAACGGCAGCATCAGTATTAACAGGTGGAGCATCAGTAATTGCAGCAGAGGCTTTAGTATTAAGAAACAACATAGGAGCAGGTATTTCGATAGCAGCTCAAATTGCAGCTACGGCTAAAGGTGTTTCTGCTTTAGGTGGTGGCGGTACTCCTCCAAGTAATGACAACTCTCCTGATGGCGGCGGCGGTGGAGGTGGAGGTAGCTTCTCTCCTAACTTTAACGTAGTAGGTAACTCAGGTATTAATCAGTTAGCGCAACTTCAGCAACAACCAATGCAGGCTTATGTGGTAAGCGGTTCAGTAACTACTGCTCAGAGTTTAGATAGAAATCGAATTGAAAACGCAACATTGTAGCATTAAAAAGTTAAATAGATATGACCGTTATTGAATTAATCATTGACCCTAAAGACGAGCAGAGCGGAATTGATGCCGTGAGCGTCGTAGAATCTCCTGCCATTGAGGAGAACTTTGTAGCCTTATCAAAACACGAAGTAGAACTTAAAGAAGTAGACAAAGAGAAGCGTATCCTAATGGGTGCAGCTCTTATTCCTAACAAGAAAATCTATCGTGTAAACGCAAAGAAAGAGGAGTATTACATATACTTTTCGGAAGACACCGTGCGTCAAGCAATGGAGTTGTTCTTTAAAAACGGAAACCAATCCAACGCAACTTACGAACACAAGGATGCAGTAAAAGGAATGACCGTTGTAGAATCTTGGCTGATTGAGGATAGCGAAAAAGACAAAAGCACTTTGTACGGATTCAGCTTACCGAAAGGAACGTGGATGATTTCTATGAAAGTTGATAACGATGAGGTATGGCAAGACGTAAAAGCTGGTAAGGTTAAAGGCTTCTCAATTGAGGGATACTTTGCTGATAAATTAGAAATGTCATTAGAGCAACAAAAGAAAAATGAAATTATTGAACAACTTAAAAATTTACTTAATGAGCAAATTTAAAACACCAAGCAAAGCAAGCCCAAGAGCTGGTAGCAAAAGAGGCTGCCTATGTGAAGACGAAACATACTCAACTAAGTGTTGTGATGGCAGTTTACAAGCGCAAGGCATCGGTAAAACTGCTGAAGTTAACGAACCTGCTGCTACTCAAACTGAAGTAAACGGAGTGAGAACTATCATACGTCAAAACGGATAAAAATAAAACAAATATAAATCTAAAAATTGTTTAAGTATGAACACAATGAAATCTGTAATGTCAAGAATGGCTGAGGTTACTAAAGCCTTAGAATTAGCCAGTCATAAAATCGAATTGGGAGCTGCTGAAGATTTATTCAATGCAAAAGATGCTATGAATAAAATGATTAGTGATGTCAATGCAGAATTATCAAAATTAAAAGCTGCTGATGATGCAATCACAAAGGCGAAAGTTGAAGCAGATAAAATCATAAAAGCTGCATCTGCAAACGCTGACAAAGTCAATGCAGCAAGTGAAAAACTAATCGCTTCTACAAATAAGACTTTGATGAAGTATGGTAATATGTTTGATAAAATTGATAAGCAAGCTAAAGATTTAGGAATTGACCCGAAACAAATTCCAAGCTACAATGAAGTAGATAAGTTATATTTTCAAGTTGATGCCGCAGTAGATGCGCTAAATGGCTACACTTGGACTAATGGTGATATGTAATATATAAACAAATGAACGAGAAAACAATCTTAAACAAAGTCCGCACACTTTTAGGTTTAGAAGTGAAGTTGGAAACAATGCTTCTTTCTGACGGAGTATCAATGCTCGAAGCTGATGTATTCGAAGCAGGTCAGCCTGTATTTATCCTAACGGAAGACGAACAAAGAATCCCAGTTCCAGTAGGAGAATATGAGTTAGAGGATATGCGTATCCTTGTAGTAATCGAAGAAGGTGTAATTGCCGAAGTTCGTGAAGCTGCTGAAGTAGAAGAAGAAGTAGTTGAAGAGACTCCTGCCGTAGAGGAAGAAGTTGAAGCTACTACCGAAACTGCTACACCTAAAAAAACTATTGAGTCTATTGTTAAAGAATCTTTCTTTAGCGAAATCGAAGCACTTAAAAAAGAAAACGAAGAATTGAAAGCACAAATTGCTTTATCTACTGTAGCCGCAGAAGAAGTTGCGCCTGTAGAATTGAGCGAAGAGCCTAAGCCTATTTCTTTCAATCCTGAAAACTCACAAGCTACCGATGTATTTAAGTTTGCTGCTAAAAGAAACGTAACAACTATGGACACGGTATTATCAAGAATTTCTAACATTAAATAATTAAATAAAATGCCTACAACAACTTCAATCACTACTACTTACGCTGGCGAGTTCGCAGGTAAGTACATTGCAGCAGCTTTATTGTCTGCTCCAACCCTTGACAAAGGCGGTATCACAATTATGCCTAACGTCAAATTTAAGCAGGTAATTAAGCGTGTCGCTACGGATGGTATCATCAAGAACGCAACGTGCGATTTTGACCCTACGTCTACTATCACTTTAACTGAGCGTATTCTTCAACCTGAGTATTTCCAAGTTAACTTACAATTGTGCAAGTCTGACTTCCGTTCAGATTGGGATGCCATTCAAATGGGTTACTCTGCATTTGACGTTCTTCCTAAATCTTTTGCTGATTTCTTAATTGCACACGCTGCTGAGAAAGTTGCTGCTGGTATGGAAACTTCAATCTGGTCAGGTGTTAACGCAACTGCTGGAGAGTTCGCAGGTATTATGACTCAGTTAACTACTGACGCTTCATTGCCATCTGCACAAGAAGTTGCAGGTACAACTGTTGATGCTTCTAACGTTATTGCTGAATTAGGTAAAATCGTTGATGCTTGTCCTTCTGCTCTTTACGGTAAAGAAGACTTGACTCTTTATGTATCTAACAATATCTATCGTGCTTATGTACGTGCATTAGGTGGCTTTGCTGCTTCAGGTGTAGGTGCTAACGGTTACGACAACAAAGGTACAAACCAAGTTCTTGGCGACTTGTACTTTGATGGTGTTCGTGTATTTATGGCTAACGGTCTTGCTTCTAACAAAGCTCTACTTGCTCAAAAATCTAACTTGTACTTTGCTACTGGTCTTTTGAACGATATGAACGAAGTTAAAGTTTTGGATATGGGCGACATTGACGGTTCTCAGAACGTAAGAGTAATTCTCCGTTTTTCTGCTGATGCTAAATACGGTTTTGCTTCTGACGTTGTTACTTACGGAATCACAAACTCTGCTAACTAATCTTAGCTTAATTAAAATAATCGGGGAGGGGTATACGCTCCTCCCTTTTTTATAACATTTAAAATTTAAAAATTATGTCTTGTCAATTAGCTAATGGTAGACT